CAGGTAGTGGGGGCGGAAGAGTTAATGCTGTCTGTTCCGGCCATGATGTCGCCTGCAACGGCGGCGATGACGGCGGGAGAAACCGGCGCTGTTTTTGGCATGATGGGTAGTTCTAACGTATCAGGCCGGTTTAAGAAGGCTGTGGATGATGCGGAAAAGATGTTTAACGAAGGGCGTCGTGAGGACGCTATATATCGCAGAACAGGGGTTATTCGCACGACGGAAAACAAACCCGGGGTTTTCATACCTATTCATGGTGAAGGCGGCTTAAAGTTCGACAAATTTAATCAGTATGTCGAGAATGATTTGGTTGCTGAAACCGCTTCTGGCAAAGAGCCCTCCCGAAAACTAGGGGAGCTAATAGAGTTTGACAACGGATTTGAAGCATACCCTGAGCTTAAAAATAAGGAAGTTGTTTTTTGGCCTGCTTCCACGTCCCCTATTTTTGACTTAGCCCGCGGAGAAAAGGAGGGCGGATCGCCTGTTTTGTACAATGCCACAACGGATTCTTTTGTGGTCAAAACAGGGGTTGGGGGAAAGCCTTCTTTTTTTGGGGGCCCCGAAAGACATTTCAGTACTGCAATACAAGACTATATTTCTCAAAAAGAAGGGTTTGTTCGCCCAGCCGCAACAGATTTAAGTCAAGCGCTATCCCCTCAAGGTTTTCGCGCGAAAGTCAAGGCCAGAGAAATGCTTGCCAACGAAGATATACCTTCTGCTAGACTTCAATATGAAGCCGCGCAAGCCAGATATCCTTATGACATAGAGCAAGCAACACGCTCTCCTTTGGGGCTACAAAGGGAAAGTGTTTTTTCTAGCTATATTCAGGAAAAACCGGACCTATACCAAACAGAAGTTTTAACGGCCTATGGCCCGAAAGAAAGGCGGGTGTACCCTGTCAACATGGGCGCTTTGAGGGGGGATTTACCCAACATTGAGCCCCCGCCTGTTTCTTTTCCGAGTTCAATACCGGATGTTGTTTCTTCCCTAAAGCAAGAAAAGGGCACGGGCCCCCAGATGCTGGGTTTAATTAAAAACGCGGGCATTAAGCAAGAGGACTTAGAAAGGCTTGATCTTCCTTCGTTTTTAGACGATTCAAAAAAGTACACTAAACAAGAAATACTAGACCATATTAACTCGGTGGATGACGACCTTTCGCGGCCTTTGTCGGACAACTTTGTAAAAGGTTTTCATGAGACTGCCTACACTTTAAACAGAGCGGCTCCCGAGGGCTATACGATTGAACCCGCAAGATCGCCAAGAACAATTGCTGTTACAACCACCCAAGATCCCGAAGGAATGATGGCCAGTAAAAGTCCCGGCATCCCGAGTTATCACAAGGGGCTTCCTGAAGAGACGGTTGTTCATATTCGTCTAAATGAGCGTACCGTTTATGATGGGGATAAGCCCGTAGAAGCGCTATATGTGGATGAAATTCAATCTGATTGGCACCAAGCTGCAAACGAGTACGCTAACGATTTAACTATTTTATTTGATATAGCGGAAGCTTATGGTGCAGACAGGGAGGATTTTACCGACATTAAATTGAATGCTTTTAGGTCGAGTATGGAGGAAATACGGCCTGAATATAATTCCTTGGTGGCAAAATCTATTGAAGATCCCGATAAGCGTCAGAAATTTTTCGATAAGCTTGACGACAATGTGCTTAATTACAGGATGGGAGTACCGGCTATACCAGATGCTGACCCAGAGGAGCTAAAAGACCTCAAAGACAAATTCAAGAAAGGCGTGGTCAAGGATGTTAAAAAAACATTGAAGTCACAATACAACGTCGGAGCACCTGAGATCAGAGACGCAATCTACTCGGGCGGACAAATATCAGGAACAGTTCCAGATGCGCCGCTTAAGGACAACTGGCATGAAGTTGGTTTTCGTCGGGCATTAAAAGAAGCAGTAGATAGCGGGTTAGAATACATAGCCTTTACCACGGATGACATAGAAAACAGAAAATACGGGGGCAAAAAGTTTAAATTTTACGACAATGTTCTTGCGCCCTATGTAAAAAAGCTGGCTAAACGAAAGCAATACAATGGTGAATTGCGTAGAGGAGGGATCCTCCTTACTCCGAATGATTCGGAAAAAGAAAAAGCCGTGATGTCTGTATGGCTGTTAAAGATAACGCCTGAGATGGAAAAAGCGTATTCTTCCCCAGAAGTTAAGCCGTATGCTAATTACGCTAACGGCGGAGGCGTCGCGGCCCTTGTGCCGCGGGCCAATGCGATGTTCAATACCCCAGTTATAAGACGCGGCATGGGCGCGTTTGCCCCATACACAAGTAGGAGAGCCTGATGGCTAACGGTGACGATAAAGCGATTCTTTCCTCGCTGATGGACAGCACGGCAATGATGCCGGAAGTTACTGAAGAGGACATGGAGTTAGACATAGAGCTAGCGGCCCCGGGTACGTTTGAGGGCAACGCGCTTCTCCCTGAAGGGATTGAAATTGAGGAGTCTGACGATGGCGGTGTTATTGTGGACTTTGACCCTATGGCGATGCTTGGGGTCGATGAGGGTGATTTTTACCGAAACCTTGCGGAGGATTTGGACGACCGTGAACTCGGCGCTCTGGCTTCAGAGCTTTTAGGTGAGTTTGAGGCCAATAAGGCGTCTCGTTCTGAGTGGGAAGACGCGTATTCTAAAGGTTTGGAGCTTCTTGGCTACACCTATGAAGACCGCACAATGCCATTCCGCGGTGCCACGGGTGTCACGCACCCTTTGATGGCGGAGGCGGCTACGCAGTTTCAGGCGCAGGCATTCAATGAGTTGTTGCCGCCTTCTGGGCCTGTTCGCACGACGGTTATTGGGGAGAAGACCAAGGACCGTGAAGCGCAGGCCATGCGTGTTAAGGAGTTCATGAATTACTACATCACGGATGTGATGGAGGATTACACGCCTGAATTTGACCAGATGCTGTTTTATTTGCCGCTGGCGGGTTCTACGTTCAAGAAGGTGTATTACGACGAGACCATTGACCGTGCGGTGAGCAAGTTTGTCCCGGCGGAGGACATTGTCGTGCCATATGGTGCGAGTGATTTGGATTCTTGCCCGAATATTACGCAAGTTGTGAAGATGCCCTTGAATGATTTGCGCAAGCGTCAGGTCATGGGGTTTTATCGTGATGTTTCTGTGTTGCCTAGCCTGCCTAATTCTAATGAGGTGACGGATGAGCTAGACAAGATTGGCGGCATGGAGCACAGCAACATTGATTATGATTGCACGCTACTGGAATGCCATGTAGAGCTTGACCTAGCAGGCTTTGAGGACATGGGGGAAGATGGTGAGCCGACGGGCATTAAGGTGCCTTATGTGGTGACCATTAGCGAAGACAACGGGCAAATTTTGTCCGTTCGTCGTAACTACCGTGAAGAAGACGAACTGAAGCTAAAAATTCAGTATTTTGTTCACTACAAGTTTTTGCCGGGGTTTGGTTTTTATGGGCTCGGACTTATTCACACGATTGGGGGCCTCTCAAGAACCGCGACTGCTGCCCTTCGTCAGCTTATTGACGCTGGCACTCTTTCTAATCTTCCTGCTGGATTTAAAGCTCGCGGTCTCCGAGTTAGAGATGATGAGGAGCCCTTGCAACCGGGAGAATTCAGAGACGTTGACGCCCCCGGAGGTGCCATTAGAGACTCTCTGATGCCGTTGCCCTTCAAGGGGCCTGACGGCACCTTGTTCCAGTTATTAGGTTTTGTGGTAGATGCGGGTCGTCGTTTCGCCACGATCACGGACATGAAGGTCGGTGACGGCAATCAACAGGCACCGGTAGGCACGACTGTTGCGCTCTTGGAACAGGGCTCACGGGTCATGAGTGCTGTCCACAAGCGACTGCATTACAGCATGCGACAAGAGTTTAAGCTTCTGTCGCGTGTCATGTCGGAGTATCTGCCGCAGGAGTACCCGTTTGCGGTAGAGGGCGGTGACCGTACTATCATGGCGCAGGATTTTGATGACCGCGTGGACGTTGTTCCTGTATCCAACCCGAACGTATTTTCACAAGCTCAGCGGATTGCTTTGGCGCAGTCTCAGCTTGAAATGGCCATGCAGGCGCCGCAGATGCACGACCTGCACGAGGCCTACCGCCGCATGTACGAGGCACTGGGGATAAGAGACATTGATAAAGTGTTGATAGCGCCCTCGTCCGACGATCCTATTCCAAAGGACCCTGCACAGGAGAACATTGATTCTCTGGATAACGTGCAGTTGAAAGCGTTCGAGGGGCAGGATCATGACGCGCATATACTTGCGCATTTGACGTTTGGCACGTCGCCCATGCTTCAAGCAATGCCGCAGTCGGCTATTTCGCTACAGAAGCATATTATGGAGCATGTAAAGATCAAGTCGCAGGAGATGGCCACCGCGATGTTGATGCAGCAGACGGGTGGTCAGGCTCTGACGCCGGACATGGAGCTAGAACTAGAGTCCATGGTAGCCCGCCTGAATGCTCAAGAGTTCCAGAATCTGAAGCAATTGACTGCACAAGTATCGGGTGCTGGTCAGCAACAGCCTGATCCTCTGGTACAATTGAAGCAACAGGAGTTGCAGTAGGATGCTCAGATGGACCAGCAAGAACTGGCTCTTGACCAGCAACGGATGCAGAACAAGGCGACGGAGTTCCAGCAGCGCCTTGCCAGCCAAGAGCGGCAAACTCAAGCGCGTATTGACGCGGCCCTTGAACGTGAACTGATGAAGCAACGCTTCGATAGGAATAGATGATATGAAAGTACGATGTTGTGGTGCCCCCGGCAAAAACCCACCAAAGCCAGTAGCCAAGGCTGTTATTGACGGTCAGGGCTCTATCCCTTATGCCATGGCAAAGGAAGAAAAGACCCCCAACACTGCGATGGGCAAGGTCACTACTGGCAAGAAGCGTGGCATGGGTGCCGCCCTCCGCGGCTCACGGTTCACGAGCGCTTAATCATGCCGCTAATGCGGGGTGACAGCCCCAAGCAGATCAGTGGGAATATTCGCCGCCTGAAGAAAGAGGGTAAGCCTCAGAAACAGGCGGTTGCTATTGCTCTGAATGTGGCCGGAAAAAGCAAGAAACCCAAGAAGATGGCTAAAGGCGGCATGGTAAAGGGGTATAGCCCGATTGCCATTCGCAAACAGCGGTTTCAGGGAGTTTTTTAGTGCTGGAGTTATTGGTCGGCCCCATAGCGGGGTTATTGGATAAGTTCATACCGGACGCTGATGAGCGTAATAGGCTTGCCCATGAAATATCGACTATGGCTGAGAGACACGCCCACGAGTTGGCTAAGGCTCAGATACAGGTTAAT